TGGTTAAAGCCATCCAAGAACAACAAGCCCTCATTGAATCTCTCAAGGCACGCTTGGATGCCGCTAATCTTTAAAGGAAATATCATGACTACATTCAACTGGTCAATCTCTCAAATGGATCGCCTAACATCTGACGGCTTTGTCGTCACAGTCCATTACACCGTCTCGGCGGCTGAGGACACATACAGTGCCAACACTTACAGCACGATTTCATACACCCAAGAGCAGGGCGAGACATACATCCCCTACGCCGACTTGACTGAAGCAACGGTCGTTGGCTGGGTGCAGAACGCACTTGGTAAAGATACCGTGGAAGCCAGCCTGCAAAGTCAGATTGACTTGCAAAAGAACCCAGTACAGGCCGTCGGCGTGCCTTGGGCTACCGCCTAATCTTACTGGCTGCGTTGGCCCTGCCTGCGGGCAGTGCTGACAAGGTGGAAGAGAAATGGGTATGCGTTCGCTGGGGTTGGACTGGCGATGTATACGCCCGAAAAGTTTATTGTCTTGAGTGGAAACGCAAGGCATAATTGATATGGGGTTACACGGCTCCCCCAACTGAGCCGCTGCTGGAGTTGATACATGAACGACGAAAAACTGAACACGCCTATCGCTTTGACACTGCCTTTGGGCGCTGTAAATATTGTGCTGGCTGCATTGGCTAAAGCCCCTTACGAACAGGTGGCCGAACTGGTGCAATCCATCCGTGAGCAGGCTATCCCGCAAGTACCGATGCCCGAGATGAAAGACGCTTCTGAATCGGTGCAGTAAACCAGCGGCCTACGGGCCGTTTTCTCTATAGGCTAGGACATGATCGATCCCATCACAATCAGCGCCGCATTTGCCCTAGCCAAGAGCACTATTGCCGGGGTCCAAGAAGCCATCCAGATGGGCAAGGACTTACAGGAATGCAGCGGTGATCTGATTAAGTTTTTCGAGATGCGCGACACCGTTGCCAAGGCCGCGACGGAAGACAAGGGCAAGAAACGCTCAGACATGGGTCAAGCCCTTGATACCGTCATGCAGGCCAAAGCGTTGCGGGATGCTGAGAAGAAACTCAAAGAGCAGTTGATCTACTCGGGCCAAGGCGATGTGTGGGAAGCCATACAGGCTGAATACAACATGATTGTGGCTACCCGAAAGCGCGAAGAGCGCGAAGCCGAAGCAGCAAAAAAACTCAAGCGTGAGCAATTGGCCGAGTTGGTAGAAACAATATTTTATGGTCTGGCCGGGTGCCTTGTTGGCGGCTTGATTTGCTGGGGTACTGTTGAATTTATTTCGTACAAAATGAGGTTAACATGAATGAACTTCTTTCTCTCATCAAGGGTTTTGCACCTACTTTGGCTACCGCCGTTGCTGGCCCTCTGGGTGGTGCTGCTCTGTCCGCTATTGCTGGCAAGTTTGGCGTATCAGATACTGTTGAAGAAGTGGCAAAAGCCATTGCTGGCGACCCACAAGCAGCACAGAAACTGGCTGAACTAGAGCTTGAATACGCCAAGCTGGATGCGTCAGATCGTGACAGCGCCCGCAAACGCGAGTTGGCGATTGCTACCAGTGCCGAGGCTCCTTGGTACAGCAAGATTGTCACCCCCGCCTTGGCATTAGGTATGTTTGGATTGTGGGGCGTAGTCAATATCATGCTGCTGCAAAATAGTATTCCCGACGGTATGCGCGAGATCGTCATCCGTATGCTCGGCTCACTGGATGCGGCAAACATGCTGATCCTCTCTTATTATTTTGGCAACTCACACAAGCACTGACATGAAAGACAATTTTCCTAAAGCCCTTGCTGCAGTCCTCGTTCATGAGGGCGGCTTCGTCAATAATCCCGCCGACCCCGGTGGTATGACCAATCTTGGCTGTACCAAAGCGGTCTGGGAAGAACACTGCGGCCACCCGGTGGACGAGAAGGCCATGCGGGCATTGACCCCCAATGATGTGGGCCCACTGTACAAACGCAAGTATTGGGATAAGGTTTGCGGTGACGATTTGCCCAGCGGTGTGGATTATGTTGTGTTTGACGCTGCCATTAATTCCGGGCCGGGGCGAGCCGCCAAGTGGTTGCAAGCTTGTGTTGGTGTTGACCCTGACGGTGGTATTGGCCCCAAGACTTTGGCTGCAGTCCGCGCCGCTGACCCCAAACAACTTGTGCAAGACTATGCAAAACGGCGCTTATCCTTTATGATGGACCTTCCTACTTGGGCTACGTTTGGCAAAGGCTGGACTCGCCGGGTAAACGAAGTTGAGGCAACCGGCCTTAAGATGACCCCATGAGGTAACCCGTGCCAATAAAAAAATGCAGCAAATGTAAGCAAGAGAAAGAAATTTCTTTGTTTTATGCCAATAAGCGCATGAAAGACGGCTTGCATTCGTTTTGTATTGTGTGCCATAAAGCGGCTACTCAAGCACGCAAAAAAATTACTCGCGCTGACCCAATTGTCCAAGAAAAAGAACGGAAATATCGGGCGGAATACCGGGCCAATAACAAACAATTTTGCAACGATTTAACAAAAAAATGGCGGTTAAATAATGCAGATTACATCCAAGAATATGCTAAAACATATAGGCAAGAAAACAAACCATTAATAGCGTACTTGTGCCAAAAACGCAAAATTGATTTGCTTAAAAGAACGCCTAACTGGTTAACCGAAGATGACTTGTGGATGATTGAACAAGCCTATGAGTTGGCTGGATTGCGTACCAAGTTATTTGGCTTTGTGTGGCATGTTGACCATAAAATTCCATTACGCGGAAAACATGTTTCTGGTTTGCATATTCCCACAAATTTGCAAGTAATTCCAGCAACTGAAAATCAGCGCAAGACAAACAAGTTTGAGGTATCCAATGGCGCTTAAAAAACTTGTACAAAAAGCAGGCGTAAACAGAGAAAATACCCGCTACACAAATGAATCGGGCTACTACGAATCTGAAAAAATAAGATTTAGGCAGTCAACTCCAGAAAAAATAGGCGGTTGGATTCGCATTTCTGCGTCTACGTTTCTTGGTGTTTGTCGTTCGCTTTGGAACTGGATTACGCTTGGCGGGCTAAATCTGCTTGGCATTGGTACAAACCTGAAGTTTTATATTGAAAGCGGTGGCTTTTACAATGACATCACACCACTGCGGCAAACCATTACGCTGGGCACAAACCCATTCCAGACGTTTAGTGGGCTTGCTACGGTTACGGTAACTGACTCAACAGGCGGTTGGGTAAACGGAGATTTTGTTACGTTCAGCGGGGCCACTGCTGTTGGCGGTTTAACTTTAAACGGCGAGTACCAAATTACGACCATAGGCGTTAGCGCAACAACTTACCAAATTACAGCATCCTCAACCGCATCCTCAAATGCAACTGGTGGCGGGTCTTCTGTGGTGGCGGCGTACCAAATTAACGTAGGCCCAGCTTACGCAGTACCTTTGGTTGGATGGGGCGCTGGCGCTTGGGGTACTGGAACTTGGGGGGTTGGAACTTCCAGCAACGTCCAAATGCGGATTTGGACACAAACAAACTATGGGGAAGATTTAATATTTGCACCTAATAATAGTGCAATTTATATCTGGAAAGCCAGCAGTTTAATAACCTCTCGCGGAGTTTTGCTATCAAGCACTGGCGGCACCGTTACGGTTACAAGCGCAAGTCCTGCGGTTGTTACTTCGGTAAACTCATTTTCACCCGGCGCTGCTTTGCAATTTAATGCAACAGGTTCAATGCCTACGGGCATGACTGCCGGAACAACTTACTACGTATCTGCCACATCGCTTTCAACCTCATTTACCTTGGTTAATAGTGCAGGAGCTGCCGTCAATACTTCGTCTACTGGATCAGGCGTTTATATTTCAAAAATTGTGGACGTACCAACTATTCAGTCTTTGATTTTTGTATCAGATGTATCACGGTTTTTGTTTGCGTTTGGTTGTAATAATTACGGTAGTTCAACACAAGACTTAATGTTAATCCGTTGGTCTGCCCAAGGTGACTACTATAACTGGACGCCTGATGCAACAAACCAAGCTAACTACGTTAGGCTTTCCCACGGCTCCAAAATTGTAACTGTAATGCAGTCGCGCCAAGAGATTTTGGTATGGACGGATTCGACCTTGTATTCGTTGCAGTATTCTGGCCCACCAGCAGTTTGGTCTACGCAATTACTTGGCGATAACATTTCTATTGCTGGTCAAAATTCCGTAGCGCTGGGTTCTGGTGTTATGTATTGGATGGGCGTGGATAAGTTTTATAAATACGATGGCCGTGTTCAAACATTGCGGTGTGATTTGCGTCAGTATATTTACAATGACATCAACCTGTCTCAAGCGTCCCAATTTTTTGCCAGCACCAATGAAGGCTTTAACGAAGTATGGTTTTTCTATTGTTCTTCCAATTCAACAACAGTTGATCGCTATGTAACGTACAACTATTTTGAAAATAATGGTGAAGGCGTTTGGGCGTATGGAACAATGGCCCGCACTGCATGGTTGGATTCTGGGCTTCGCAACTACCCACTGGCTGCAACGTACAGTTACAACATTGTTAACCATGAGTCTGGATTGGACGATTCGGAAACAGCTACAACTTTGCCAATTTATGCCATGATTGGTACGTCTGAATTTGACATTGATGACGGTGATCGGTTTGGGTTTGTGCGCCGCATCTTGCCTGACTTGACGTTTGCCGGCTCAACTGCAGCCAGCCCCCAAGTGACCATGACGTTAATTCCGATGCAGAACTCTGGCTCTGGGTACAACAATCCGCAGTCCGTTGGTGGGACAAACGCATCTTTAATTACCCGGTCGGCTACAGTGCCGATTGAGCAGTTTACAGGCCAAGTGTTTATCCGGGTACGTGGGCGGCAGATGATCCTTAAGCTGGAGTCAAACCAGCTCGGCTGCGCGTGGCAGTTGGGTTCTCCACGATTGGATATTCGTCAAGACGGCGGCAGGGGTAACACATGAGTTTATTCAACAACATTACTCCCCCGCGCTTACCGTCTGCTCCACAAGAGTACGACAACGTGTACATGTCCCAGCTTTTAAATGTGCTGTACTTGTATTTTCAGAACATCAATGCCATTCAGCCCATCAGTGTTGCGGGCTTAAACATTAACGTAGCCAATCTGCCAACTCAGGCCAATTTAGCCAAACTGCGTTCTGGCGATGTGTACCGTGATACCACGGCGGGCAATGTGTTGAAAATTAAACCATGACCAAGATGAACTACTTCCCTTTGCCACCTGAAGTTGCCAAGATTCCGTTGGATGATTACACCGGAGTAATTGCTTTTTCTGGCGGCGTAGAGTCCACAGCGTTGATGGCATGGGTGTCTGCCCGCAAAGAAAAAGTAGTAGCGTTTAATTTTGCCTTGGCTCTTCCAGAACCACCATACGGCCCTATTGAAGTATGGCTGGCTACTCAACGCATTAATGCCAAACAAATAGCTGAAAAGTTTGGTATTCCGTTAATTGAAATTGATCTTCAAATGACCAATTTGATGACGGTGCGCAATGAAGAACCAGAATATAAATATTCGTTTCAACGCTGGTACATTTCTTTTTTCTTGGGGATGATGACTGTGTATAACCCAAAGATTGAAAATTTGTATTACGGTTTAAACGATACAGATTCAACGGCCACTACGCCAGAATTGCGCAAAACTTTTGAAGATATTATCACCCGGATGTGCGGGGAGAACAGGCTGCGTACTCCACTGTCTACTATGTCCAAAAAAGAGCAGTGGGCGTTAATTCCAGATGATGTAAAGCCTCTTGTTTTAACATGCACTCAGCACGTATGCGGTACATGTTTTAAATGCCAAGAGCGCATTGACGCAGGGATACCATTAAAATGAAACGCGACATTATTTCCCAACTAGAGGCTGCGGGTTTAAAACAAGCCCCCGGCATTGATTGGCCTATCGCGCACTTTGATGGCGGCGGCGCGGCTGGGGATGGCGCAAGCGGTGGTGGCGGTGGAAATGAGTATTCAGGGGATACAGGTCCATCACGCCCTAGCGATGCGGTTCGGTTTGCTTTACCAAAACCAAAAACTCCGCTATACACCGGCAAATCTTTACTGGAGCAGGTTCAAAATTCCAATCCCGGAATGAAGGCCAATGAAGCCCAAGCAGTTGCCCAGCAACTGTATAAATCCGGTGTTACTGATTTAAATGCTACGCAAGCATACGGGTATGCTGATAAACAGATTCTTGTGAACCCGGCACAGGTTGATGATTATGGCAACGTAATTAAAGAGGCGACATATCGCGCCCCAACTGCGGCAGACATTAATCCAGGATATTCAACGGATTTATTGACCGCAAAAGGCGACCCAGTTCCAACGTCATTTGATCTTGGAAATCATTACACGGCCAGCATTGGTGTTGGAGCCGATGGATCAATTAAACCTGCTGTAAGTTACCAAGCGCCATCGCATGGATTTTTTGGGGATTTGTTTGCTGCGCTTGGACCTGTTGGGCCACTTGTAATGGCTGTTGTAGCCCCAGAATTGTTGCCTTATTATTCTGTTGCATCTGGTGTTGCACAAGGACAAGATTTAGGATCAATAGTTAAAAATGCGGGTTTATCAGCTATTGGGGCAAATATAGCTGGAGGTATTTCTGGAGGTTTAGCTGACACACTTGGGTCTACTGGCGCTAATTTGGCAGGCAGGGCGCTATCTTCTGAAATTATGTCCGGGGGCAAAACAGACTTAGGCAAATTGCTGACCAATGCTGCGATTTCGGGTGGTATTGGACAGCTTACAAATACCGGCCCATCTGCATCTGACCTGACTGAGGGCTACTTTGCACCGGGCGGTGAAGGGTATATTGCGCCAGAAGAGCCAACAGCTCCAGTTACTGTACCTACGCAAGCTGAACAGCAGCCAGCGGTAGATGACTTTATTAATCAGATTGAACAGTATCAAGCCCCCGAGCCGACTGTTGAGCAGATCATGGCGTCGGAGCCGCCCCCTGCAGTTGCGCCTGCCGCGCCTGTAGAAGAACCAACGGATACAGTTCAAGCCTTGCTCGACTCTCAGCAGCCTGCATCAACAAATCAAACAGAGATAGACCAGCAAACGCAAGATTTGCTCAATTATCTGAGTGGCGGAACGGACAACGGTACATCGGATAACGGTACGCCCGCAAATGACCAAGCCGAATGGGACGTTCCTGTTGCTCCGTCAGAACTACAAACCGCGCTTGACAACTTGCCCCAAGAACAAGCCGAGTGGGATGTGCCAGTAAACCCGGACGATTTAAATACTGCGTTGACTGAAATTGCAGCACCAGAGCAAGGGGATACGCCGTCTCCGACAGAGCAAGATGTTTTGGATTTTATGAAAGAACATCCTGATGCTGTTGCGGGTACAGCAACTAGAGTAGCGGCAGCCAAGGCGGCTGCAGCAAAAGCTGCATCCGACAAAGCAACGGCAGATAAGGCGGCGGCAGATAAAGCAGCAGCAGATAAGGCTGCAGCAGAGAAAGCGGCTCGGGATAAGGCAGCAAACGATGCGTTTAACCAGCTAAAAGCCCAAGCCCAAGCGCAGCAAAATCAGCAAGATGCTTTAATGAAAATGATGAGTAGCAATAATGACGTTGCTCATATAAAATCCGATACAAACCTGTTCGGTGCTATACCGGGCACGGAACCGCCTGCTCCCTCGGCGCAACAACAACCCGATCCAGTCGCCGCCCTACAAGGCATGGATCAACAATATGCAATTGGTGGACACGTTGATGATTTTGACGTTGACGCTTTGTTACACATACTGAGGAGCTGATATGGCAATGGTTTTTTCTGGTCAATATGATGATTACGATCAGCCAATTATGGTTGAATCAGGTACGGGTTTTGGAGATGAGCCAACCCCAACTCCTTTGCCGGATTACAGCAATGAAGGGCGAAACTACCCCACTAGTGGCGATACGCAAGGCCCAGGCGGAAGCCCTGTTAATTCATCAATTGACAACAGCGGCAGTTTCTTCTCGGGCATCACAAAATACTTGAACGACAAATTGGGCACAAGCATGTCCAATGCCGACCTGATTAAATATTTGGCTATCGGCGGTGGTGGTGTAGCGGGCTTGATGGGTGCCAATAAACCTAGCGTTATTAAAGTAGGTTACCAAGGCGGCATTCCTCAATTGCAAGCTAACCGAAATATGATGACTGCTCCTCCGGCTGGTCGTCGTCCGGGTTCTGGCGGTGTTAATTACGGTGGAAATGTCGTGTATTCTCCACAAGGGACTCCAGCAGATGCGCCCAGCGGATCGTACACTCCTTCGGCTGGTAATATGGTTTCCAGAGGCGGACTTGCGGGGTTACTTGCAAGCGCAAGACAGCAGCCAAACTCCGGCGCTGGGATGTCGCAACCCGGGTATAGCAGCGATATGATTATGCCGGAACATGCTATGCGTGATGTGGATTATCCTGAGGCAAATATGCGGCCTGTATCTGGTTCTGCTGCAAGTTATGGTTACGACCCCACAAAACCAGAAGATTCTTTTAATGCAAAGAACCACTTTGCGCATGGCGGCTCCACAGGCCGTTATCTACAAGGCTCAACAGACGGCATGGCCGACAAGCTGCGTACTTCGATTGACGGCAAGCAACCCGCTGCGCTCAGCCACGGCGAGTTTGTGATCCCCGCTGATGTTGTATCCCACTTGGGTAATGGCAACTCGGACGCTGGCGCAAAGAAACTGTACAGCATGATGGACAAAATCCGTGAAGCCCGTACAGGCACCAAGAAACAAGGCAAGCAAATTAACCCAGATA